GCATCAGGAACTAAAATAGAAGAAATTACACAGAATGATTCGATTACGACTACTAGCGTTATCACTTCTTTGTCTGTCTTTAGTCAGTAATAAAGCAAGAGCCGAAGGCGATACAAACGTACAGGCTCAACCTAATGCTGTTGGTAATTCAAGTATTATCAACCAGAATATGAATATTAATAATGGAATGACAGGTAAACAGCAGTTTGGAAACTTAGTTTGTAGTCAACCGACTATGGCAATAACTCCTTTTTATACAGGAAATGATGCACAGGGAGAAGATACATATTCTATAAACGAAGGTTGGGGAGTTCAAATGAGTTTTATGATACCGCTAGGAGATAATCAAACTTGTAACGAACTATCCAAAGTAAAGCTAGACCTAGCCAAAGAAGAACTAGACAAACAAGTGCATGATAAACACCTCGTTCGTATTTTGAAATGTCAGCAGCTTCACGCATCAGGCTATATGATAAACCCTTCTTCTAAGTACGCATACATCTGTGCTGATGTCATCAATATACGAAGTTATGTTAAAGCTAATCCCGAAAAATTTAAGTAGGAACTGACGTTCTGTAGAGGAGGTATGGAGCTGAAGCTTCCGCTTACATTTGGCATTTCATAAATCCGTTGACCACTGCTAGGCATTGACGGATTCTTGAGTTCATCTTAAGAAACTTAGAAAACCTAAGAGAGATCAAGCAGGTCTGGTTCCTATGTGTACTATACCTTATTTTTTTTTATCTGCAATCTCTTTCTTAAGTACCTTTTTAAATATTTTTGTCATTACTTTCTTGAGTTGATTAACAACGCTTTGCAAAACTATTGAACCTGTAACTGCTGCTGTGGCCGATACTCCACTAGCTATAACACTAGAAGCTATGACTTCTGGTGCAGGTATAGGCATTTCCCCAAAAAAAGGTATATTAAATGTAGCTACAGGTTCTTCAGTTGATAAAAGCTCTTTGGTGTCTGGCAGGTTTGTCGGTATTGTCTCTGGTTTTACTTCTAACTCTCCCTCCTTTGAAGATGCTTTTTCTTCTTCAGCAGAAGATTCCTGACCTCCCAAACCCGACTCTACCTGTTCCAGACTTGGAAGAAGTACAGGGTCTAGATATGGAACTTCCGCTACAGGAGGATAAAAAATTGTTTTAGGCGGTACGAGAATATAATCTGTATCAGGCAGATTAATTTCTGGTATATCCACTATGGTTTATGTTTCTCCTAATTTCAAACAAATAAAACCATTTCTTGATTGAGAGGTTAAACCATGATAATTAACAGTACCACTTGAACTAGCCATATATCGCCATTTGTAGTTTGAAGTATCCGTAACATCAATTATATCTATTAAAGTGAAACTAGCATAAGTACCACCACCGCCACTGTAAGCACTACCGTAATTTTCATTTATAGAATTGTAAGAACTACCATTATTAGTACTTAAATATGATTTGATTCCAATATAAGTATCACCGTTTCCAGTAGCTTGTCCATTAAAAATAAGTAAATATATCCCAGTAGAAGGAAAACTAAATACTCCACTTGATTCTGTTAAACCTGTTCCAATCTTGTCAAAATATGTATCATTTCTTTCCCAATTTGAAGTAATGTAATTATCTCCATAATTACTTAAACTACTTGAAATCCTCCAACTATCGACTTCTGTTAGTCCACTAACAAGATTAGTTAAGTTTGCACCACTAATAGCAGGTAACGTAGCAGGGAATCTAGCATCTGGAACTGTGCCTGATGTAAGGTTGCTTGCACTTAAAGCTGTAAGATCTTTTGCTGTGTTCGCTGCTATAGCCGAGTTAATAGAGTTAGCTAACTTATCGGCTGTTACTGCATCATCAGCTAATTTAGATTCCGTTATGCTTCCATCTGCTACTGACCCTGCTATCTTAAATTCGCCAGCCATGCTTGCATGAGAAGAGCATTGGTAATACAAAGTATCAGGTGCATCATGCGGTACTGTGAATACTATCTCTGTGCCATTCCCTCCGCCATTATTTGTTACTCCTGTATTGTATGCGTCATTCGTACCACCATTAGCAATGCTGGTCTTTATATAAAACGGATGACCTCCAGATCTGTTTTCAAAAATATAAGTCTGTCCTCGAACAAGATATATTGTAGGGTCGTTAACTGCACCATTCAGACCTTTACCTGTAAAGGTATAGTGACTTGTACCACTAGCACCTAAGACATATCTAAGGGTGTCTTCTATAGCCCTTGATGATACTTGTGTTAATGGCATGACTAACCTATAAGTGCTGCAATTTGGTCATCTGTAAGACCAAGCTCTTTTAATTTTGCTTTACCAGCAGCAGCGTCAGTTGCTTTTTTTGTAGCTGCATCATCAGCAGCTTTTCTAAAAGCCACAAAAGATTCTTTTGCTGCTGTTAAACTTGCTTCTTCTTCAGAGGTCATGTCTCTTTGTGTCCAAGACCCATCTGCATTTAGTGTTGATGTTTTCATTATGAGAAAGTAGCTCCATAAACTATGTATTTAAAGTTAGTGTCCGATAAAGAATCACTATTTTGTCCGTAAATTTGTAAGCCTCTATGTGATTCAGCAGTTTGACATTGGTTTGACCCTACATGACTATAAATTGTAGCTGAACCATTAAAGCAAGTAGCTTGGTACATATCGCCAGTTCTTTTACTTCCATCGTAAGGTTGAATAAATATAATTTCATTTATCGACCAAGCTGAATCTTGTCCATCCCAGTACATATAAACAGCATGAGAGTCATTGTAATTAGTATATCTACCATCATTATCTGAATTTACTTTTGCATAATATCCTGACCAACAATAATTATTACCTGACTGTACAGAGCCATCTGCTTTTATATAGCGACAGTTTATCCAATCATCTTGCGCCCAAGCAATAATTACTTTATAGATGTTGTAAGTATCGGAAAATATATTATCAATATTGATTGATGTATTACCTGAAGTCGAAGGTCCATTACCCCCTGCTATTTTTTTCCATAGCCCTGCTTCATCGAAGGATAAAGATGAACCATTAGTTTTTAAAAATTTACCTGCTTGACCAGATTGAGTTGGTATCGTTACTGTACCTTTTGCTACAAATGCCCAATAACTGCTGTTAACTGTACCGCTTGTTGATGGTGCTTGATTACTAAAACTAGAAGTTGCAACAGCTATATATGTAGAAGTAACTCCATTGTCTGTGTATTCAACAAGATCGTCAGCAGTATATGTATTAGAACTGCTGTATGTTCCTCGCCAAACCTGTTTTATTTTGCCGAGATCAATAGTTGCCATGTTAGATAGTTGCGATTAGTTTACCATTTGCATTTAAGCTAAAGGTAAATCCTGTAGCTGCAAAAATGACATCTTCAAAGTTATCATAATCTGTTCCAGATATATTGTCCACACCACCATTAGTAGTTGTGACTATTAAATTACCAGCAGCGTTTGTATTAAATCCATAAACTTCAGGAGAAGATGCTGACTCAAAAGTTGGGTCTGCACCATTATTTGCTCTTAAAAATTTACCATCATTGCTAGATGTACCATGTGGTAATTTTGCTAACGTAACAGCTTCGTCTTTAATGTGATTTGTACCAACTGCTCTAAGTGAGTTATCAGAGGCATGGTCAGATAACTTGGCATCTGTTACAGCATCAGGAGCTAATTTAGTTGATACGACAGCAAGGCTGCCTATTTTATCTTCTGTAACTGCACCATTAATTATCTTATTTGTTGTTACTGCATCATTCTGTATTTTTCCTGACGATACAGAATTGTTTTGTAGGATTGCTGTTGTTACTGTGTTGTCACTTGGAGTTCCAATATTTACAGTAGTACCCATTACGACAGCGTGATAGCTTGCACCAGTAGCAGGTGCAGCAGCTAACTTAACTGTGCTGCTATCCAACGCAAAACCTTCTGTTGGTGTAGATGTACCAGCATTAGGTTTTTGTATTACACCTTCTATTATTAATAATATTTGTTGTGCATTTGTGGGTGCATTTGTAATAGTAAAGTTTGTTGTACTACCATCAAATGCAGGGCTGAGTGTAGATATAAAGAAGTTACCAACAGATTGTGCTTCTTCCCAAGCACTTGTAGTTCCGTTATATACCATTAACTTGCCTGTACTTGTATTAAAAAACAAGTCACCTGCATCATTGTTAGTTGTAGGGTTAGAAGAACCTACTCTATATCTTTCTGCAAAATCATTTATATCTCCACTAAGACCTACAAGGTCATCTTCTTTTAAAGTTGCTTTGTGGTATGTATAGTTTTGACCTGCACCTGTAGAAACAACAAGAAATCTAATACCTGCTGCAACACTAGCTCCACGAAAGTTTGTAGCAATACCAGATATATTTACTGTCGTACCACCTACTGTCTGACCAGATGCAGTACCAGTACTGCTAACTGCCATACCACCTGCATCTGCAATACTTATAACAACACCTGACGCTGGTTGTGTATTAGGAAAAGAACTTTCATTTGCTATTGCTTCTAAACCACCAATAGGTGCTAACTGTGCAGCTACATAATCTACGATTGCACCACTTGTAGGAAACTTAGTATCGTCATCAGTTATAGTTGTTGCCTTTTGTAAACCATCTAATTGGTTAAGGTCTGCTATATCAGATGTCAAAGCTGTACTGTCAGCTAATTTAGAAGCTGTACCAGATTGCATACCTGCCAAAGTTTTTAGCTCTGCATCTGCAATTTTGGCATTTGTCACAGCGTCATCTGCCAGTTCACTTGTATCAACTGAGTTTGCTGCAAGATGACTAGCATCAAGAGGACTACCTGCTATAAGAGTTTTTATTTCTGATACTGTTTGATCTGCGGTAGCGTTATCTTCAATATTATTTAATTTAGTGTGGTCATTGTCAGTAAACACATTACTATCACTAGCTGCTTCTACTGCTGCTCTTATCTCTGCGTTTGTTTGATCTCCTGTAGCACCTGCTTCTATTGCATTTAATTTTGATAATAAAGCATCAGTAAATGCGTTTGTATTAGAATTATTTTCATAGGCAGTTTTTATTTCCGCATCTGTTTGATCTGCTGTTGCTCCTTCTTCAACAGTTGCTAATTTATCTGTAATTTCTTGTTGAGCAAATAATACTTGATCTGTGTTTGTATCTAAGTCTGTTTCTGTTAAAACGCTACCATCTTGAAAGTCTACTTTTTTTGTACTTATACTTGTATCTCTTTGAAATTTTATATTACCAGTACCAGAAGGAGGAATATTGCCAGAAGTAAAAGTAACTGATGAACCACTAATATTGTAGTGAGTGCCTAGTGTTTTAAGAACTCCACCAACAGTAACATCAACTTCAGAGTTTTCTAAAAAAGAAAATGATATAGCAAAAGTAGCGGTACTACCATTACCGTTATGAGTTTGTGAAGTAGCTGTTGTATTGGTAGCCATGATTAGAAGTTATCAAATGTGCCTAAGTTCATTGTATCTAATTGTTTAGTGAAAGCTTCAAAGTGATTTTCTTTGATTTTTGTTTTAGCATTTCTTCTTGCATTAAATTCTTCTTCACCCATATATTCTAAAGTATATTGTTGTATTCCATTTGTAATATATTTATTGTTAATTGTATATAGTACTTGATATATTTCTTCTGCTGCTAGTTTACCTTCTGGCGAACTCAAACCAAATTCTTCTATTCGTGATTTATTAAATTCGTAATGTTGAGGAAGATATGCACCTGATAAATAAGCGTTCATAGCTTCATTAATATTTAAATCTTTACCAAAGAATTTTAAAGTCTTAGTATTAACAAAAACTTTTAAAACATTATATTCAAAACTATTTAATTTTTTAGGTACAAATTCATCACTCTTAAATTTAAATTTTGAACCTCGTATTATTTCTGGGGGTTCTGGTAATGTTTTTCCTATTAATACGTAAGCTTTATAGATTGGGTGATTTTTACTTGTGCTTTGTTTTGCTAGTGAAAACAAATCAGGCATCAAACCTTTATTGGGTAAAAGAATTACGTCATTTGTTATATGTTCTACTTGATTAGGAACCATTCCACCTATATCAATAGGTATTGCTGTTTCATTCATTTTCTGCAAACTAGATTCTAACCACTTCATCATTGCACTGGTCTTGTTATAGTTAGGGTCACTAATCTCTACATCTGTTCTTGCAGCATCACCAGCTCTAACTTTTATATCTCCTTTCATAAACCATTTAAGTTTACTGTAATCACCTTTTGATTCTTTTAGCTGTATAGCTTCTTCTTCACTGAATCCAACTATCTCTAATATATCTTTAGGTAATGTCCAAAGCTTCTTTAAAAAACTAGAATACGGAACTGTTCTACCTGCAATCTGTCTACCTGCAAATTCTGCTATTGCTTTTTGTTTATAATTTATATCTTGATCTGGCTCTATATCATCACCTATATCTGGTAAATCTGTAAACAATTTCATAGCTTCATCTACTTGTGAAGTAAAACTTCTATTAAAAGTATTTCTGCTAAATGCACAAACCCAACCACAAGTAAATTCTTGATATTCTTTTTCTTTTACAAAAGGAGAACCTTTAGCAAAATCAACCATTAACCTAACAAATCCCACTATAGGTTCTGGTAAATCTTCATAAGAGTGCCAAACTCTTACAGGTTCACCGTTTTTATATACTATTTCGCCATCTTCATCACGTTTCAAAACACCTCTAGCATAAGGTAGCCAACCGTCTTTTATTAATCCTTTCCATTTTGCAGCACCTTCTTTTGTAAAGAAATTAGGACCGCCACCTGATAAGACTACTTCTTGTGGAGTGTCATCAAGTCCTGTATTTGGCATAAGATGATCTTTCATTGCCATAGCAAATAACATAGTACCAACTGCCATTGAAATTCTTATTTGACCTAAAGCATTATTACGAACAAGTGGGTCAGGGTTTAACAAATCATTTTTCATTTCATTTAAAACCATACGATTAACAAGATTTAAATTAGCTGTTGAACCGTCTTCGTATGTTTTAATCCAAGGTTGATTAACTAAAGGTATATATCTATTTACTTCTTTGATAATATTTGTAGGTGCTTTAGTGAATGTAAATAAGAATCTCATATATGGATTTGAAGCAGCTAACTTATTAACTTGATTAGCAGCTTTACCAAATAAATCTTCTGTTCTTATATCTTGTGTAAACGTAACAGACTTAGCAAAATTTCTTGACCTTGACAAGATTCTTTCTGTTATTGCATCTGGTAAATCACCTTTTGAATTATTCAATATATAGGTAATGATTGCGTCAACATGACCTTTAATAAATTGATTTAGTTCATCACCCCTTTTACCTAGACCGTAACCTTCCATAAAAGCTTCGTAAGTAGAAGCTGCTATTAAGTTTGGTGCTTGAATCAATGCGTCATTTGCCATCATCAATCTACTTGGTAGTCTTATAAATTTTCCAAACTTGTCATAGGCAACTAGAGGAAAAAAACTACTGTCTGACGAAATCATATATCTTTGACTTACTTCACCTTTTACGTTGCCAAGGTTTATAAAGTTATCTTCCATATCCCATGATCTCTTCCACGCTTTTCTTGCAAAATTAAAGTTGCCATGTAAAGCAAAAAGATGTTTCATAGCAGCTTGTAGTTCTGGAAGGTTACTTGAACCTGCTGCCAAGTTAGCAGCTTTCAAATAACTCATAGCAATACCAGAAAATAAATTTATTTCTTGTGTAGTAGGAGCTGACAGTAAAGCATTTATTCCAATCTCGTTATATGTTCTCATTACATTGTTAACTTTCTTACCAAGATTAAACTTATCAGCTTGTGTCATAGCTACAACTTTTTCTACTTGACCATCAGTACCATCTATTTGTGTGGCTAATTTTGCTAGTCTGCTGTAATCACCTGTCTCTTCAGCTAAGTTTGCAGCTAAATTTAAATCAGCTCTGAAAGCTGAATTGATTTGTATTTTTTCAGATATGCTTTTTTCTAAATCAGGCTGTATCATTTCCCACTCTTTCTTTTGATTAGGAGTCATATTAATAACTTCATCTACTGTCTTACCAATCAATCCTGATTCTGGTTTCATGTTAAATGAAGCTACGGTTCTAGCAGCCTGTGTTCTTAAAGGAATACCTAGTGTTAACCACTCTTCAACTTCTAATAAAGCATCTGACAATTCATTGATTGATTTCCTAATAGCATTAATATCTTTATCTTTGATAGCTTTCATAAACTTTTTGTTTACAAGTGCTACATTATCTGACGCTAAAGTTATAGTTTGAGCCAGTGCATAGTTTAAAGAGTCAGAAGGTACAAGATCATATAATTTTGAATACATCAGTGCATATTCTTTTATTTGTTTTGTATTAGCTAAATCAAGTATTCCTTCATCAAACATTCCCAAACCTTCTAATTTTGTTTGTACCTGACTCTTGCTTCCTTTAAAAATATTGCCATCTTGTAAAACTGCTACTATCTTCTTTATCATTGTTCTTTGATTTGGTTTCAAAGACTCAAGAAACTTTATTTGTTGTGGGTTTTTATTTCTGTTATTTAATTTAGTTTCAAGGGGTTCAACAACTTCATTACCATTTTTTGTACTTTTAATTGTTTCTCCTTCTGTATCTATTACAGGTTGTTTCTTTGGCCTTCCTCGTCTACCAATAGGAGTTAATTGTTCTGGTTTAAATTTTTTAGTTAACGTAGCACCTGTTTTTTTATTGGTAAATAAAACTGAAATTTCTCCTGTAGATTCATTAAAACCTGTAATGATACCAGTGTTACCTCTGTCTGAAGCTTTTACTCTTCCTCCTAATACAAAAGTACCATCACCTTTAATTACTCCTGTGTCTTCATCAATTACAAAATTATTCTTTGTAGTGTTATTTGGTTTAGTTTTGCCAGATAAAATTTGATTTTGTGCTTTTACTTTTATTGTTAGACCTGCTGTGTTGTTACCAGCTTGAGCTGTACCTGTTAAATCTATAACTTGATTTTTTATTATTTGATGAATCTTAGCTCCATGTTCTCTAATTTCTTTTTCTGTAAAACCTTGATTAATAAATGATGCTAAGATTTCACTATCTCTTTGTGCTTTAACTTTTTTACCAAACCTTAAAGACCAAGCCATCTTGTCAAAGTCAGATTCAAAAACAACAGGTGCTTGTCCATATCTACCCTTACTATTTTTAAAGTTTGGCGGCATTTTATAAACTCTTACTTTTTTCTCTCCAACTCCGCTTTCAGAAGTATTTGCTTTTGTTGTCTTATCTATTTTTGATGTATCTTCTAAAGATGAATCTTTAACTTTCTTTGATGCGTCTTCTAAAGATTGATTATCAACTTTTACTTTCTTTTCGTTCTTGGAATCTATTTGGCTACTTAACTCTTTAGCCTTCATTAGCTTTCTTCTTTGGTCTACAAGATCGCTAAATAATAATTCTTCGTCTTTATTTTTAAACTTTAAAACTCCATTTGCGTCTGTATTTCTTTTAGTTACATTATCAATCATTATGGTTACTGCTTCTATTGTCTCGTCAAAACCATCTGTATTGCCAGCTTGAGGTTGTTGCTGTAATTGTTTTTGAAGAACTAAACCATTTTCAAAAAATTGTTTTAATTCTACTTTTTCTGTATCTGATAAAGCTGCATTAATTTCTTCTGCACTTTTACCTTTGAATTTTGTAGCAAGACTAGAAAACAATTCCATGCCGCTTTTTAAACTTGCAGCAAAAGAACCACCTAAACCAACTGAAGTTAAGAACTCATTAAATGTAGGAAATCTTTTTTCGTCAACTAAACTTCTTGTGATTACATCATAAGCACCTATCGTTCCACCGTAACCAAATGATTTTAATATTCCTTTCCAACCTTTAGCTTCTACTCCAAAAGGTATTGATTGTAAAATACCAGAGTTAATTAATTCACCATAGTTAAGTTCGCCTTTTCTTCCTAAAAATCCAGCTTGTCCAAATCTTTTTTCTTGTGCTTCATAATTTAAAATAACACCACCAGTTGTATTGATAAGAACGTAAGCAAATATTCCGTATGGACCCATACCTAATAGTTTGGCTGTTGCTACATCAAGACTTAAACCACCACCAATCTCAAGACCTAATCCTTTTAAAGTTTGTTCAAAAGGTGTAAGGTTTGTTCTTTCTGGAATTGTTATGCTATATCCGTTTCTTTCGTAATAATCAATTACTTTGTCAACACCTGTTTGAAATTCATCACTTTCAATAACATCTAAAGGTATATCGTTATTTAATAATTCTTGAAACTGATAACCTGTACTTTCTTTAAATAATTTATTTATTATTCGTCTATCTTTAAATGTTCTTATAGGTGTATTGTCATTTTTATATTTATCAAAAAAATTTACAAAACCAAGATATTTTAAAAGAGGGTCTGAAATCTGTATAAATTTTTCGTTGTCGTTTACATCTGACTTATCTTCGTTTGTTAGCTGTGAAAAAAGTTTTCTACCTAAATTATATTCATCACTTGCAAATTCAAAGGTATCACCTTCGTTCATATAAAAACTATTAATAGAATTATTTAAATTAAATTCAGTATTAAAATCTATAAAACTTAAATCGCTTTTAAAAATATTTTTTGTAAAAATGTTTTTGTTTTGAAAACCTATATTTTGGTTTTCATCAGACATGGCAAAATTATTTACTGTTTGCTGGTTATCTGTTTCAACAACTTGGTTATTTTGGTTAATAGTATCAGTGTTCTCTTCTTCTTCATTGTTCAATAAAGAATTGTTGTTTAAATTAGAATCTGTCATGTTTAAACTTTACCTAAGTTAATGGTATAGCGGTATGGGTTATCTAGTATTTTATTGACATTTTCTTCACCAATTTTATCTATAACATATTTTCGTGGAGCATTATTAATTATTTCTATTATTTTTCTATTTATTCCTTGTGGTAAAGGCAACATCATTACTTTCTTGATTAAAGACATTGGCAACCTAATCAACAAATCACTACCTTGAGTTTCTGTATCAACACTTTGGAATAAATATGTATTGTTATATATAATCTCGTTGTTATTAACATAAGCTTCTACATCTAAATAGTTTCCATTACCAAGTGAGTTTTGTAACCCTATACGATTGTTGTAATTAAATCCCATTATTAATTGTTCTCGTACATAATCTTGTACTGCTTGGTAATCTTTTGCTGCAAGTAATGTCTTACCAATATTACTATTTAATATTCCTAAAGTTTCTTCTTTTAAAAATGCTTGGTCATCTTGTGTAAGTAAATTAGTTAAATCTTGACCTTGTTCTGCATTGTTATTTATAAATTCATCAAGAAAAAAATCTACAAAGTTTTTAGATGATTCTACTTTTGTTACTTTTGCCACCTTATCAAAGGTAAATTCTTTAGGATTTTGAACAAAGTCTTGAGCTACAGCCGCTATGTTTTGAACAAAATTATTTTCTTCCTGTTCTATATTTTGTTGTGTATTATTATTTTCTTTATTTATAGGTGTGAAATTAGCTGCTATCAAATCCCCATCACTAAACTGAAAAGGGTTGGTATTTACATCACTTACTACATCTTCTGGATTATAACTTAAACCTAATCCTTCAAGATTTGTTTTTGTTTCATCTTTTTGGAAGTTGTCTCCACCAAAGAAACCTCCACTCTGACCATCATCACCTTGACCATCATCACCCTGACCATCACCACCACCAAACATATTATTAAATTTAGTTTTATCAAATAAATTAGTATTGCCAGCCAACTTGCGGACATCATCTTCATATCTATCTAGTCTTAATCTAATTTTTTCTCTTTTCGCTACACTATCTAACTTCGTATCTTTCCTAATATCAAATATATCTTCTTTTAATTGTTTATCTAATTTATATAAAGCATCTACTCTTTTAGGAGGTATAAAGACTTGCCCTGCTGAGTCTGTTTCTTTTAACAAGTCTTGAGCAAAGTTAAGACTATCTTGAATCATTGGATAGTCTTCCATGTAACTATTGCCAGTAGTACCTTTGATAGTTGTCATCAACCCATCAAACCTGTCATAGTCTTTCTGAGTTCTAGCCGAACCTAGACCAGCATAAAAATTACTTAGAAGTGTTATTGCTTCTTCTTTTTTGCCTACAAATTCTCCTTTATACCAACTAAGTTCAAAGTTATCAAACCATTGATCTACATTTATATTTAATGCGTCTACTCGTTGGTTTATAAAATCTATTCTATCTCCGTATTGTGCTTTTAATTTACCAAGACTTGCATAAGTTTGTTCAATAACTTTAGGGTCGCTACTTGAAAAATCCAATCCATCTAATGCTTTATTAATAGCATTTTCATCAGCTATTTTTACTAAATCTTCTTCATTCTTTTTTTCTTCTTCTACTTTTTTTATAATGTTAGCTTTAATACCTGATAACTTATTTGGATAATAACTACCTAAAGTGTTACCTTGTCCAACTTCTAAAGGTCTAAGAAATTCAGTAAGTTCTTCAAACTCATTAAAAGCTTCTTCTAAAGTAAGACCATTATCTAAATAATAATCAACAATTTTATAACCAGTATTTTCTATGAGTGTAAGAAGTTTATCAGGTGATACCGCTTCTGATAACCCTTGACTAACCATAAGTTTGGTAGCGTTTTGTACCTGATTAAAAGCATAAGAATAACCATCTATAAAACCATCATTATCAATAATATTTAAATCAATATTTTTTTGGTAATCATCAATACTTAGATAGGTACCAAATACAAGTTGCTCAAAGCCCATTGTTGCATTGCTGATTGTTCTTTCAGCTTTGCTTGATACTTGATCGTTAAATACTTTAGTTAAAGCAGCTCCTTGTTTTGGTAAGAAATGCAAACTTAATAACTCAGGTCTTATTCCTTTTGTATCTGGTAGTTGTTGTGTTTGAAATTCTGCTACTGCATCTTTCCAAGCTGACGAGTTTACATCATAATCACTTAATGGCGTACTAATTGTCTGTCCATTTACTTCTCTAGTTACTACATAATTTTTAAAAAATTTATTTGTTTTAGCTTCTATAGCATTACCTAAATTTATAGCTAACGCTTTCTCTACTCCATATTGAGTAAAAACATTATTTCCTATTAAATCTCTTGCAGCTCTACTGCCATCACGTTTTTGTACTTTTTTAACTAACTCTCTTAGTTCATCACCTTGGGCAGCTAAAACCTCATTCATACCTTCTTGTATTAAATATGGTTTTTGTCTATTGATTTCATTACCTAAAAATTTTTGTAAGGTTGGATTAACATTTTTAAGAGTTTCTGCCAGTGCCATTGTGCCTGTCTTTGGAGGTATTACAGGTTCAACAGCAGTTTCAACAGGAGTTCTAAAACTTTCCCCTGCTGTACTTTGAAATTTGTAATCTTGAATCGCCATAATTTAAGCTGGAATTGATAGTGCAGAAGTATAGTTACCTAAAGCACCTACACCAATATTGACTAAAGTTTCACCAAGAGAAGGTATATTGCTATATGCTTCATTTATATTACTTTGTATTTTATTTCTTCTATTAAGAAGTTCTGATTCTGTTGCTTGTATATTAAATAAATATTGTCTTTGCATAGATTCTAAACTTTGATTTACAGACTCTCTATAATTAGCTCCTTGTAAACCAAAGTCTCTTAGTAATAAACCAGTTGTTAAACCAGATCGTTCTGAAGCAATAAGACTTTCTTGAAGATTCATTGTTTCTATAGTTCTGGCAAATTTATCTTGAGCTGCTGCTTTTTCTTTTTCCTCTTTTTGTTCTGCTAAAGCTAATTGTTTTTGTCTTTTATCATCTTCTGCTGATAGGTTAGCTTCAAGACCCATCTGATAAGTTTGATCTGCTAAATCTTGAGCTGCTGCCCTCTGCATAAAAGAGTTAGCAACCGTTAAACCTAAACCAATATTAAAAGCTGTTGCCTGAGAAATTAAGGCACCACCAGTAGCTACTTTGCTTAAACCTAACGCAGCACCAACACACATCTAGGCAATCCTCAAAAATTCGTAGAAGGGTTTTTGTTGTAGACCAAACTCTTTGTGATAATTCACAAAAGTAAAGCCAAGACTTTTTAACCATTTTATAGCAGAAGTGTTTTCTGCATATACATAATTATAAAGTATTTTATAAGAGCCTAGTAAATTATCAACCCACTCTCTGCCTTGTCTTATTAATTGTATGCGATATTTTTTATTACTATATAAATCATCAGTAGCAACACACCATATACAACCATCATTCTGAACTCCACAAAGTCCTATTGGTTCATCATTATCATTTGCTATTGCCATATTTACTTCACTACCCATATAAGTAAAACTTAGTGCATCTTCTGGTTTCATACCTGTTTGATAATGTGCTTCTATTTTGTCCATAACTCTCATGTTGTTTACTACATATTTAAAATCCTTTAATGTTGCTTTTCTTAAATGACCCATTAAAATCTTCTACTCTTCATGTGAAATACACCTTCGTATTCTGCACTAGCTATTCTGGTAGGTAAGTAACTTTCATTTTTAATATCAATATCAACTCTATCTGATTTACTCATAACAGGTACTTTAAAGGTTCCAGTATCTAAATTTATTTCACCAATAACACTAGAGTTAGAACCTAATAATCTACCACTAAACTTATGAATACTTGTAGTTCTATTCTGAGGAGTTACTTCTACTTGGAAGAAAGATGAATTTTCATACTTGATATAAAAATGATGTATCTGCAATCTGCCACTTAACAATTCACTTTGACCTTGTTGTTCTGTAATCCTTTGCTTGCTAAATCTATAGTGCATTTCGTAGGGTTCACCAATAATAAACTTACTATTTCTGTAATCACCATTAATAGTTATGGTGCTTGTACTGCCATCTGTAGCATTAGTAGTTTGTAAAACCTGTCCTGACTTTAATGATTTTGTATTGCCTTGAGTATCTACAAAAGTACTGGTTTCGTTAGATGCTAAGTATCTACCTACTACTGTCATTTTCTTTCTTAATCTATATGGCACAGTAAATGTAGTTAAGTCAGAACCAGAGTTATATGTTACTGATACTCCTGTAGTTGCTTCAGTTACTTTGTGATCTAGATAAAATTCAAATTCAGAGTTAGGTTCTTTAAAATCTGTTTCAAACGGTATTTTTTCTAAGGTTACTTTATTAGCTTCTTCAATCACTGCAAACAAATCAGTACCAATAAAATCAATATTTAAAAACTTTCTATTAGGATTTATTGTAAAAGTAAACCAAGCATTTAAAACCTTAGTAAAGTTTTCTCCATATAACCATCTGTTTAAATACAATTTATTTTGATTATCTGTACCTAATAAGACCAATACATCTTGGTTGTTAGATACAGCCATCTTATAAATGTTACTTGGTATAAGTCTTGGTACATGAACTGTTGTATTTGCAGCGTCACGAACCTGAGACTCTCCTCCCAAACTAATAATATATTCTCTTACACCTGCAAAAGAACCTTTCTTTGTTAGAAAATATATAGAACTACCAGAGCCAACAGGTGCGGCATCAGCACTACTTTCAAATTCAGTTGTTACCAGCACGTTAGCTGATTTCGGTGTAAGGTTATCGGCTGAACTGGTTAAGGTAAATTGTGTTTGTTCTGAGAATAATATTAATTTTTCTCCCATAGTTACTGCGTGTTTTAAGATAGCAACTTTTGTATGTGAAGCAGCAACATCTATAGGTTCACTATCTAAAACAGATATAACTGTTTCTGGAAAGAAATTAAAAAACTCTGATACTGCTGACAAGATCACATTATCACCAGCAAGAAAACCTAATCTGTTTCTGAAAAAGAAAACATTGTTTATATTTCTACCTATGAAAGATGGGTTAGGTGCAGATTCAAGATCGCCAGCAGTACGTTCACCCCACTTAGGTAATGTATATGTTTGACCACTTATTGTATATGAATCCCCATCTACTTTTGCAAACCTAAAATTACCATCTGCCTGACGTACTAAAACGTGTGGCATTGTTGCATAGTCAAATTTAAAGTTTATACCAGCCTTAACAGTTTCTTCCCACTGTCCTTCTTCAAAAGTACCACCATTATTAGTGACAAATTTTACATAGTAATTATCAAAGTTTGTATCTTCATCACCTTTTATTTCTACAACATAACCATTAGGAGAAACAGTAGGCAGGTCTGTAAACCTTTGAACTGAATCTTTTATTATTGTCATCTTTGTATCGCCTTGTGTATCACTACCATCTATAGAAAAATTAGAACCATCATTCTTTCTGATATATAACACTGGCCCATTTCTTTGTATGGTAAAACCAGTAAGACCAGAATCAAGACCTGACTTTATATCAGCAGCTATGGTATCTGTAGAAAGTGGATTATCGCCAGAAGTGTTATCTGTAACTGTCACCCCATCTACGGTTACACTGTAAGTCGTATTTGCTGTGGCTTGGTTTATAAAGACAATAGCTTTTGTATCTGTACCAGCAGACAAAGTAGAATCCATAGCTGACACAATGCTTGTATTAACTACAAAAGTAAAATCAGCAATAGTAACAGTTTTTATTACACTTCTGGGATTTGAAGTATTTAGGTAAGTAGTGCCATCAGGTTTGTTTACAGTTTTCTCTGTACCATCTAACTCATATACTTTTACATTACCATTACTAAATATCGCTACATACTGTTCAGTTGTATCTCTATTTATAGTTTGTATATGAACATTACCTAAAGTGCTATTAGATAAGGTTGTAAGAAAATTTAATCCAGATCGTTTTGTAAGACCTAGAACTGGATTGCTGTCTGCATTGTCTTGTATGTCTGCATGATCTGGCTGTTTCAAAGCATCAGAAGATTGCGATACACCCCTTAATAAAGTAGGTATAGCTCTTGATACAACTCCCATAGTTACCTTATCAATCCGTTGGCTGGACTAAATGTGCTAAATACATTTGTTAAAGAAGGGTCACCTCTTAATAAATTATGATCTCCATTATTTAAATCTGTCTCCATCAAAACAGCTCTTGCTCTTATTTCGTCTTGTTGTGTATAGGTTCTCAATCCATCATCACTTACAAGTCTATCTACAAATATTCTTGCAGACCTAATATTTATATATCTTCTTGCTGGTTCTGGTATTTCTTTATATTCTCGGAAATAAACTACAGTGCATATCAAATCTTCTTCAAAAGTATAAGTATTATTTAACCTGTCATATAATTTTAATTCTCTTTGTATTGGGTCTATCGTTGGGTGTTGATGGATATTGGCATCAACTCTTAAAACATCTACAGGTATATCAATCTCATTACTTCCATTACGAGTAAGAGTTACATCTATTTCAGTGTTGAACGACCAGCCTTCAGATTGAACAGCTCTGTTTGTTTCTACTAAAGTTGATTGTGCAATCGCTACATCTTGTGGGAGTAGACCTGTCAGTGACGAAACAGGTGCTTCTCCTATAGCAGCAAGCATTATGTTGATTGCTTCTAATTCAGTGGTTGCAGCTACAGCCATTTTTTAATACTTTTTTTTTGTAATCATCAAAGAATTTCTAGAGTCAGAACTCATTTTAGATTTCTTTTTCTTTTTGTTCTTTTTAATATTGTAAGCTTTTCCTTCGGGCATGATAAAAAAAAGGGTACCTAATAATAAGATACCCTATTTTATGAATTTAGGTAGATTATGAAGCAGACAATTTAATTGTTGCTGCACATTCTGGTCTTAAGATGCCATGTCCTAACGCATACTTAGCAACCATCAATGTACCTTGGTACATGATTCCGTAGTCCTGACCTGAGATTTCAGTAGTCATATCCATAAGTTTTACTGTACCAACAGCAGACTTGTGGAAGACAAGACCAATAGTTTTGCTATCGTCACCTGAGTAAGTGTTGTTCGCACCACTTGGGTTAGAACCTACGTTACTCTGAGGTACATTGTTAGACATCATTATTGGTATGCCAGCAACCTGTTGAACTCTACCAGAAGCAAACGAACCATTACCCTGTGGGTTGAAGTCAACGTCTACAGTTCTTGTAGCTGATTCAGCAAGCTTGTAATACTCAGCAGGGGGTAGTACACAGAAACGATCAGTTGGAGGAATGTCTCTTTCATCAAATGTCTGTGCAATGTCATAGATAGCAGCAGCTATCTCGTCACCTGTGACGTTAGCTGAAGATGTATTACCATTAGCAAGTGTTAGTACAAGACCACCATTGCCACCACTGATAGTAGTAGAAGCTCTGGAAGCATTAGCAATAACCTTCGCTACGTTCTGGTCATAGGTTCTGGCTAGAGCCTTTCCTAATTCAGATGCGTAGGTAGACCTTACATCATAATGATTCTTGAGTTCATCAAGATTAGTAATGAAACTCTGTGCAATTAGAAGATCATCAATGTTGATAATCTTTTCATTCGCTTTGATTTGGTTTGCTCCCACCAAAGGAGTTCCTACGGTATGATAAGCGGCTGTTGCAGTTCCTAATACTGGGAACTGTGCAGACTTACCACTTGAAATAGTACGAACTGAATGGAGTTGCTCATTAAAAATGTTATTTTCAGCAAACGAAGTTAGGACCTCGCCACTGAAGATTTTTAAAAACAGGGCATCAAATGATGTACCTGTGTTGTTAACCAAACCAAGGCGAGATACGGTAGCATTAGCCACTTTGTTCTCCTTGGATTAATAATTTGATTAGCGTACAAACTTCCTAAACTGTCGCACATATTTCATAAGTGTTATCTGTCGCAACAGGCACTCATGTTATATAAGCTATATGTCTCAAGATTTTATACTGACCCACAATTCCACTTGCGTAATGCAAGAGCCTTGCGAGTTAACTTGCCATCTTTTTTTAAAGGTCCTTTTACCTTTGACATTCTTGCACAAAAAGATTTTCTTCTTGCTTTCTGTCTAGGAGAAAGACCTGTCTTTTTGGTAACAGGTGCTTGCAAGTTTCCACCTGTTGCCCGATTGTATTTTCTACGACCAGAAGCAGTAAGACCACCAGTGGGGTCTTTATCCTTCTTGGTCATTGATACAGACATAAAAGATGTAAGCTATTTAAAATATAACACCTTTACGCAATCTTTAAACTATTACGATTATTTTTTTTACGTCTATGCTGATAAGCTATCTTCTTTGAACTGGTCTTGCTTGTTTTAAATTTCCTTGTTTCTGCACTAGTCATTTCTTTTGTAGTCTTTGGAGTCTTGCTACTAACTCTTCTTGAAGGTCTGCAAGCAGGGTAGCCTTTACGCTTCTCTCCCTTCTGGCGGCCACAAGGTTTGCCAGTTTTTACGTCAACCCATTTTTCATCAAACCATCTTTTAAGGCTCATACTATTGGCTTCTTCTTTTTCTTTTTAGAGTTTTTAGACAAGATCATAAAATCTTCTCTACTAATTTTTCCGTCCTTGTTAGCATCAATTTTTTTTTGATTTCCTTTTAATCCCATGATTAAGCAACCCTCAATGATTTTCTTGTATAGCCAGACGCAGTTCGTTTCTTGCCATCTGGTCCTTTGACCTGTCCTTTACAGACCTTAACAGCGTAAGCATTAGCGTAAGCAGAAGGGTAGACCTTAAACTTACGCTTTGCTGCTGACTTTCCTCTAGCACATAACTTAGCCATTAACCAAAGACGCTGCTCTTATCTAGTCTAGCGTAAACGTCTTGGGTGTAAGTTACATCTTTACCGTAGCGTGGGTCACGCATAGCAGCTTTAACTTCTTCTGTTGATCTGTATGGAGTTGGACCGCTTGAAGCTGGTCTTCCATTGATAAGGTTTGGTTCGACTCCCATAGCATTTTGGTATTGTGTGAATAGACCTTGAACCATCAGCTTAAGTTGAGGTCCTGTCATAGTTTTAGTTGCATTATTAAAGTCTAATATTTCTTGCTTTGGTAAATTATCCATAGCCCAATCAACCATCTTGCCATAATTATCATCACCACCTACAGAATCTCTAATACCTCTTACTATTTGTGGGGGTAATTCACCAGCAGCACCTTCTTCCCCATCTTCAACATATCCACTTTCTACTGCTGCACCTGTAAGGTATCGGTCAACTGCACCTTTAGATAAACCTGCATCTAATAAAGATTGATACATTTCTTCTGGTATCTCACCTTCATTCTTATGAAACTCTGCACTAATCTTGTATGGGTCAATGTTAGCTTCTTCAAAGATTCCAGCTAAAGTATCTCCATAATTTTCTTTTACTGTGTTGTAGTCTACGCTTCCATCAGGAAGATAGTAGTCTTCATAACCATCAGGAAGATCAACTGCATCTGACTCTTCTACTTCTTGTTGATCTGACGGTTCACCAAGCTTTCCTTCTAATTCTTTATAGCTTGCAGCTAGTTCATCTACACTTCTAAACTTACCAAGGATAAGACCGTTTTCATCAGTTTCATTCTTAGCTAGAGTTTCTAAATCCTGTCTAGTAACAGGAGGATTTTCAGATACTTGTACTTGTGATGAAGTCATAGTGGTTTTCTTTTAACTATAGTGAATTGTACTGCCATGTCTAGTAATAACATCACCAGACTTCTCAGGCACAGGGTTCTCTTCGTTAACACCTAGTTCGCTAACGATAGCTTTAGCAGAAACGAACTTACCATCTTCGTCACGTTTTCTACTGGATTTCTTGGTTGGCATTAGGGGGTCCTCCTTGTTGGATTTGTTGGTTTTGTGCTTCAGCTAATCCAGCTTCAGCATTTACTTTAGGGTCTAGTAATCTTGAACCTAAAGCTGCTGGTCCAAGACTTTGAATAAGCTCTTGCTGTTGTGCGGCTTGTTGTTCAGCTTGGATTTGATCTTGTGTTTTTACTAGGTTAGCAGTATCTATACCGATACTGGTAGCTAGTCTTTTCACTGCTTCGTCTACATTTACATACTGTCTCATTACATCTGGTCCAAGTGCTTGAGCCACAGTTGTAATAAACTCAATCAATTTATTTCTATCATTACCTCTACCAAGTCCTTGAAGTCCTGTTACTATCTTAGGTTTGACCAATTCATCAGGCAGCTTTGGTGCTTTACCTGCCCTTACCAATAAGTGCATACGTCTTCTTAGATATACAAGCTGGAACTCTTGAGTCAAGATACTGTATATACCGCCAAGACTATTCTCTAATTCTTGTGCCATAAGATTTATCTCTGCGGCTGTTACTCTTTCTGCGTCACGCTGCACTGATCTTGCCATCAAGAAAGCGTACTCAAGTCTTGCTTCTATTCTTTGTATAACACTGAACGCAACACTAAGATCAGAAGTTTTACCCACTTGCATTACAGAAATATCAGCAGCACTTCCCTCTCGTATGGCTCCATTAGGTGCTTTAGCTAAAGTGGAAGCTCGTGTTATCCCATTGGGGTTGACCAGAAACAAACACTTCGCACTGGCACTGGCCGCTTCAATTACAGCTTGCATTAAAGATTCAAGAGTAATTAAGTCACCTCTATATTCTTCAACGTAACCTCTACCATAATCTTCACCATCAACTCTAATAAATCTAAGTGGTATCCAAGGTGATACTTCTATCTTTGATCTTCCTTGTGTGTTTGGTATTATCTCTCCCTTACATTCTTGATGCCAGAAGAAATCATCATTAACTCTTTTAACACAAGTATATATATCAAGGTCATCTTCATAATTTTTTCTATCAAAATTTTCTTTCTTCTGTATTTGTTCTAAGAACTCTAAGGGTAAAGCTTTTGGATTGATAGATTCTTTTGTAATTATTTCTAATACATTACCTACATCATCACGCTTACAAACAAACTTAGATAGCGGATATACCTTGAGTCCTTTATCTGTCAGATATAAAAGAACATTACCTGATACAACTAAATGCTTAAGTGCTTCAAACATAGCGACTCTATCATTTGATATTTCTATCTCATTCATCAAAGCATTTTCTATTGTGCGTAGTCCTTTATCTATTTCACTCTGCATTTCTGCCTGTCCTTGTTTTCTTATTTCCAGTTCATCAACTTCTAATTTAAAGAAGGCAGTACTTGGAGGTAGAAGAGTCATTAATAATTTATTCGATAAAGAATTAACTCCGCGACTACCAACAGCTTGGAAGGGAGTTTTTAATTTTGCTCTGCTACCTGTAGAAGTCTCAGGTATTAAACTTGGAATCGTTAACTTAGACGAATCCTTTGCTTCTCTATCGTAGGTTGATCTTTCGCTTACAAGTACTTCATACTTATTAGCTGCTGTGGAAGTTTCCATTTATGCAGGGTATTTTAAATTACCAGAACCAGAACCAGTTTGGTTAGGATTTAGTAAAGGTATCTGTAAAGACTTAGTGCCTAAAGCTCTAGTCACTGTCTGTTGTTGAACACCTTTAGTCTTTTTCTTTTTGGTTGGCCTGTCCTTACCAACTGCTACTGTCTCCGCAGTTTCTTCAATAGGAGAATCCACTGGTTGTTTAGGCGGTAATGGGGGAGGTTTGGGTCTTCCGAAACACATAGTTAAGCTGTCCTCGTTTTTGATCTTTTACTCTTCATTCTAGCCTTTGCTAGACTTTGTGCTTTAGTTGGGCCAAGTTTTCCTCTTAGCCTAGCACTGCGTTGATTTCTTTCTACTGCATTCATACCACCGCTACCACTGCTTAATCTTGAACTAGTAGTAGTATTCGTAGACTCTGGATTATATCTACCTTCTTCTTTCTGTCTCTTTATCATTAATTCGTCAGTTGCTTTCTTAGTATCTTTAGGATTATCTACACCTGTCTGTTCACCTGTTACTGTAGGTGCCGCATTTCTTTCTGGCAGTTCTTGTTGAACTGGTTGCCTACTTCCACCACCCATACCTAAACACATAGTCAGCTCTCCAATAAGCTAGTAGTTAGCATAGTTTCTTTTTGTCTTTTTTGTTGTTCTATTAAAAAGTCTACAACATATCTTTGACCAGCTTTATACCATATTTCTTTTTCAGACATAGACAAATCAGGGTGACGTTGAGGAAAGGCAAGACTCAAACCTTCTATGAGTTCATCAGTAATAGGAGGTAGACCTTTCTCCACTGTTAATAAAAATTAAAAGTTATTTTAATATTATATGTTATGATTCAAATAACAAGGGAGTGGTTAACCTTGTTGCAATAAACAAAAAAACTCTGAGTTTGGTTAGCTCCTCTCAGGGTTTTTTTATGGGTTCCAAAGTTTTACTTCACCTGTATTGTAATTGTAATCTCCGCTTCTTAGTATTCTTGTCAGCCTTGCATTGAGAATTGCATCAGCCATTGTATAACCTTTCTTCTCGTAAGTCTCTAGGACCTTGTGCCATAAAGCTTCTTTAGTATCAGGTACATCAGCCAGTATCTTAGAAGCTGTGACCATACCCATACCTTTAATACCTATTATCCCATCACCTGAGTCACCTGCCATAGTCATTTCAAACCAACGTCTATCAGCTTTGCGTTGTGTGATATGTTCGATTTCGTCTTCAGCTATCAGCTTACAAGGTATAGTCTTCATGTCTTTATCTACAGATACTATGATTGGGTCTTTGTATTTAGTTGAACCTGCTAAGAGTCCAAGCACATCATCACCTTCTAATCCTTCATAAGACTCAGAGATATAATTTTGTTTTATCTGTTCAATAATACTTTTCAAAGCTAAAGGCTTACGCTTACCTATCCTGTTAATCTTGTACTCTGGGAATATCTCATGTCTAAATGTTGGATAAGAAGTAAAGCACATAACAACTTCTCGATCTCCACCTGCAATAGATTTATATATATCCAACCTGTTATCTATAAGCTGTAATATATCTCGTTCATCTGAATGTAAAGTATGCTCCCAATCATTCCATCTTGTGTCTTGTTCACACGCACAACATGAATTGTAGATCAACCAATCAGCATCAATAAGTAAGGTCATAGTTTATTCTCCAAAGATACTTTCATAAACTTCTAACCGACCTGTCTTCTGGTCGTACAATAACTTGTCAACTTCTCCTGTCATACCTGTGTGTCTAGACTTAAGTATTTTTAAAGTTAATCGTTGTCTTTCACTGGCTTCTCCTACCTGATTTCTTGATGCACCTAAGACAACATCACTTAGTTGTAGTAGTCCAGAGCTGCCCTTCAAATCACTGGTAGATATTTCTCTTCCTTCTTCATGTGCCTGTCCTTGTGGTCTGCGTAAATGACTAACAAGAATAAGTGCTATACCAGTAGATTCGCATAGACTTCTAAGCTTAGTCATAGTCACATCTATAGCTCGTCTTTCATTATCTAAATCTAAACCAGAGGTAACTATTGTTATATGATCTAGTATGATTATCTGTACCCCATCAACCGTAGCCAAGTAACGTATCTGTTCTAGTAAAGTATCAGGGTCAAGTGAACCAAAGTGATTATATAAAAATAGATTTCTTGTAGACGTTAGCCTGTCAAATGATTTCTTTAATTCGTCTTGGTCTACTGTTTCTTCTGCTGCCAGATGCAAAGGTATATTCAAATCAATACCAACCAATCCCTGTAAGGTTCTTTGTACTGATTCTTCTAGTCCGATATACCCTAGCTTAAGATTCCTTTTGACTAAGAAATGATATGCCAGTTCTCTGCAAATCGTACTCTTACCAGCTCCACTGCCAGACGCTACAGTAAACAGTTGAGTAGGAAATATGCCCTGCGTATATTCATTTAATTTAGGAAACGGAAAGTCTGATATTGGTTTACTTGTTTCTTTAATGAATAAATCCCATGCGTCAGCTCCATTAATTAAACTGTCTGGTCTTGATGGTCTTGCCTTCCAAAGTTTTTCTCTAACAATCTCTTCTTCATTTAAAACTAAATGATCGTTAACATCATTACGATCTAACTTAGCTATGGCAACTTTGCCCTTCGGTAAAACTTCTAAACATTTATCTGCTGCCTTCATGCCAGCTACATCATTATCAAAACAAATAACGATACGACAAAAGGTATCTAACCATTTATAGTTTGCTGCTAAATACTTAGATGCTGATTGTACTCCTGACGGAATAGATACACAGGGAAATTTATTACCTTGTATCTGTGACCCACTCATACAATCAATCTCTCCCTCGAAGATGCTTATGAATACTGAACCGTTACCTCCATGCTGTCTCCATAGATGTTGACCCCATAGCATTACGTTAGACATATCACCTATCCATATAAACTTCTTATCTTGAAAGCGTATATGCTGTGCAACATCATTACCTTTCTGATCTTTATATGTGGCTACCTGTACTGGCTGTCCTCTATACTCTGCTATCCCATAACCAAATAGTTCGCAAGTCTCCTTGGTGATTCCACGTTTAGGTAGAGCCATTGGCTTGACAGGTAAAAGTTTTGGATTTGTTTTCTTGATCGGTATGATGTTGGCTGTCATCTTCTTTTCTTTTTTATTTGGGTAGTAAGTGTAACCGCAATCCATAGTGAAGCAGTGTTCGTGACCATCATCAAAGACAGCACAGTTTTTCTTGCCACACTCAGGGCAAACTTTCTTAGCTTTGTAGCTTGACTTCATTGGTCCAATATTTAATAAGAAGTTTTAATTCAGCTATACGTTTCTGTGCGTGTTTAATTTTTTCTTGCTTGGTCATACCAATCGTCAGGAATAAATTTTTCACAGTGTTGAAACCCATGTCTCGTACACCAATCGGCATACGAGATAGAGTTCTTGGCCTTGGATAGTTTGGTCTTGCTGTTTTGAAAACAGAACCTTATATCTAGGTCGGGTCGTTTCTTCTTAATTGCAAGATGCTTGCGTCTATCTTCTTTCGAGAAGTAGCCCTTCGTTTCAACAATAAAATTGTTGAGTATAAAGTCAGGCCGATAGGTGCAAGTAATTTCATAGTCAATGCTGATTGTTTCATAGGTAAAGATAATTTTCTTTTTAGTTAGCTTGTCAGCAAATTGACTTTCAAATTTACTCTTGTATTTAGAAGTCGGCTGCTGTTGGGGTCGGCACTTTTTCTTCATAGCTTGATGGTGCTTCTGCTTCAAAGTCACTAGCTCCTCCACCTGTAAATGGAACTATATTTCTAAAGCAAATACTTAATGGAATACATTTAATACCCACACCATTACCGCCAGCATCATAACCTTTAGCAAGGAATGACATCTGACCTGTGGTTTCTGGGTCTATCTTTTCTAGCTTCTGTCTCTCTTCTTCACCCATGAGTCTAAGGTCATTGGTGTAAAAGGCAACAGGTGTATTGTTATATGGCTGTCCTGTATTTGGATTGACACCACTAGCTTTCTTACTAACCCTTATAACTAAACCGTCTTCTTCAAAAGACCAAGGGAAAGATGGTTCACCTGTCTTCAAACTTTTAGTAAGAGTAAACTTTCTATCTGGGTATGCTTCTTTCAATGCACCCTTCCATCTTTCAAGTAGTTGCTCTAGCTGATCTACCATAAACTGTGTAGCTTCAACCAGTTCTCCTTTGTCATCTTTCATCTGTGTACCCACAGGAATAATGATGTCACCTTTCCATTTTCTTACACCTTTGTATTCATCTGGGGTGACGTAGTAAGACCAACGAAAACGAGTTCCATTAGGTGAGACCAGCTTTATAGTCTCAGGCTTGAGTTCTGCCATAATCTTTTTTTGTAATCTGGTTTAATCGTCTATGAAAGACGTATATAAATTTTACCGTAGTTCTTTGTTATGTAAATATATATGGTGCTGTCAACACATCTGTTATATCAAAATCCCCCATCTGTAGTGCAGTGGGTAAACCTTTAATATCACTAAGTTGTTCTACTGAATTATGGTATAGGTAATCTAAATTATTATCACTGTAAATATAAAAGAAACTTTGCTTAACACATTCAATAAATCTTTCTAGTTCACTGGCTGGACTACCATAGCAATCGTGGATAATACAAAAGTTTTCTAACCCCTGCTTACCTGCTTCACATAAACTTAAGTGACAGTGTGCAGCATCTAAACTGTGTATGTAATTACTAGGGAATCCCTGCAACTGTTTTCTTTTATCAACCCTAGTCTTATCAGTTTCATTTAAAGAAAGTTTTATACTAGAAGTTTCTAGTTTTGTAGTAACTCTTTTTGTTTTTCCCTGATAATAATTTTGTTGAATATAAAAACCTGACGGACTAAACCATGCCATTGGTTTATTCTCATTATTAAAAGACTTGGCATAGGCTGACAAATGTTTTAATAGCTCTGGACTCTCAGGTGTAACAAACTCTACAGCTTCTTGAATAACAGCAGCCAAATAAAAATTGTTCTTAAAATTTTTCGCCATAAAAACATTTTCATTTACAAAATATTTTTCTATGTAATTAGCTATGCCATAGGTTGTTGAATTATATGGAACCATCAAGACAGGTTTCTTTATAAATGCTCTAGTTAATTTATCTCTTTCTTTGTACCACGCTTTAGCTTCTGGATTGTTGCTTTGCTCTAGCAGTATCAAGACAACATCAAGTACTTGCTTGTATAAATCTTGTGGCTTTGCAACGTATTGAAGATTAACTTTGTTAGCTAGTTCATCATTGAAAGTAAGGCCAGCTATATGTTGATAGCCATTGTTAGTACCATCAAGACAACAGCAATGGTGAGATATATAACCTTTACCAATCCTTTGAAATTCATGCCACTCTTTGCACCACTGTAGAAATTGGAAAGGTTCTTTAGCTTGACCCCATAGGTCTACGTTCTCAATCGGATTGTCATAAACTTGTTCAGCTATATCTATGCCATAGGTATAAGACCAATCCAATCTATCTCTGTAGGATAGTTTGCTTAAACCAAAATGATTAGCTCCACAGATAGCCAGCCAATCTACATCTTGTTTAGTATTCAATGCTCCACCCTTGGCAAACACATGAAGACCTCTAGCTATATCATTTCCCTGCGGATTGAAGTTAGCGGTGACAGGATACATTCGACCAACCCAATCAAATTGATATATGTGATGGAAAGTTTCACCAACATATTTCTTAGCTGTGTCTATCATTGAAAGAATCTGATACCGTTTGCTTTTATTCTGTGCGTTCATATCATGTATTAAACTAGCTAAGTATCGCCACTCCTTTTTGCTTTCTGGGTTTGTATCAAAGTCAAGTGGTTTAGTTGGTAGTTCTTTTAAGTCTCGATTGATTAATGAACCTACTTCTATTCCTTCCTCCCAACAATATACAAGAGTATCAAGAACAAATTTATCAACTGTCCACTCAGTTTGACTTGCCAGAGTTAAAGCTTTTAGACATATTGTTAAGTCTTGTTCTTGTAATTTTTTTAAGTGGTTCCGATCAGTAACCTTTACTGCACTTGTTTGTAATCTCTTAGTGTAATATCCTCCATCATTTATAGCTGTCCATTCTCTAGGCTTATCATAGGTAGGCATAAGCAAAGGGTAGAGTGCAATCCTGTTAGCCCTACCCTGCTGTATATATTTCATGTAGACATCAGTAAATATAAGATAACTTGTAGTTGTTTTCTTTACTCTCTTGTTGACCAGCTTGACCATTTGAATCTTTGTTGATAGTACCTCAATAAGCTTTAGCCCTACCCTAAGTTTATTAGCCTTAGTCCAAGGTTCAAACTTATGTCCTTTCCTGTTCATGTGATGAACCATAACCTTACGTTTATAGCCCTCGTGGTTTGTATCTTTAGTATGTTTTTTAATAGCTTTAAAATGTTTAGGGTCTTGCTTTTCAAACTCAGTAAACCTAAGTTCATCTTCTAACATTTGACCTATCTTCAAAGCTGTATGTGTTGTAGTTCTTCCTTGGCTAGTGCAATCAATAATTACTTTGAAAGCAATAAAAGAAACTACATCAAGATCAGGAAATAAAGATAGGTATTTACCCGACACAGATTTAACTCCTACCTTCCCAGATATTGATTGCCATATATGTTTCTGTAGCTCTTTACTTAGCTGTTCAAGTCCAGCCTCAATCATATTTCTAGCGTAATAATTATTAGATTCTTTTCCCTTCTCTATGTTTCTATTCTGTTTACTTTGTTTGTTGTAGGCTGAGATACTAAGAATACTTTGCTCTAGCTCTAGTTGTTTCTTGCTTGGTTTACTCATTTATAATCCTCACCATTTCTTCAAGTTCTTCTAATTTTTGTACAGCATATTCAACGTGCCTTCTAATACTATTTTTATTTTGTATGTTGTTTTCTTTTTGTGCTTTGTCTGTCCAATATTTTATATGCTTTTCTTTTTTAGTAATTTCAATAGCAAGAAATTCAAGAATAAAATCTTTTTGGCTGTCAGTAAACTTCATTAGTTCAGTACCTCCACTATGCTATGTAATGCCCTTGGCTGTAAGTGTGCGTAGATCATTGTAGTTTTAATATCATCATGCCCTAAC